CTCTTACCCCCTCTCCCTCCGTTTCTCTTAAGTAAAAATAGAATTAAATGCATTAATTCCCAAGTGACTGATTTACAAAGGAAAATCGACACTTTTGGGTCATGCATTAATTAAGCATTAACTCATGCATTAATTACCCGGCTACGGAAATGACCACCTGGCGGTCGTTTTAGCGACCACCTGGCGGACAAGCTGGCTATGCATTAACTCCCCCGCCCCCTTACTTATTCACAGGTTATCCACACTCACATTACAAAATCTTAACAAATCTTTGCAATCGAACCCCTTGCAATGCTCAACCGGGTTGGGCTTATCATGTACCCGTCGAGTGAATTTGAACCAACCAAACGAGGAACTAGCACATGAACCACATTCGAGAAACAACCCCGACCTACATCCACGCACCGCGCGTGGGTCAGTCCTCACCATGGGACACCATCGATCAAATCGAGCACCTCGCAGAGGGCATCGTGCGGGTCTACACCGCTGGTCACGGTGGCATCTGGTTATCTCCTGCCCGTCAAGCGCAATTGCGAGAGCAATCCCCGTGGGCTCTGAAGGCCGTCGCGAATGAGCGTTACTGTCCGAAACCCGCGTGGTGGGAAGAGGATTGCGAGGCGTTGATTCCGATCGTCGCATTCAACGACGAGATGCCGCGCGAGTACCGCACCCCCGATGCCTACGCGCGCACGGTCAAGTACGTCAATTCCATCTACAACCTCACCCTGTCGGAGGTCGCATGAACGCATGGGAATTTCTGATCGCGATTGTGGGCATGTCGCTGATCGCAACGTCGCTCTTAATTCTGATGCCCGCTGGCTACTGGTTTTATCTGTTCACGCTCATGGCGGGATCAGCCGCCATCGGAGCACTCGTAGGGAGCATCGTGCGATGAGCAAGCATACGAAAGGCCCATGGCATGTGGGCGTAGGTAATGGCGAAGGCAGCGTGTTCGCGGACGAGGGCCGCGCGCGCATGGAGCAGGGCGGTACGACTCTGTACCCGATCTGCAACGTGAATCGCGGATGGGACGACGCAGAGGATGCCGCGAACGCTCGACTCATCGCAGCCGCACCGCAGATGCTCACCCTGCTCTACAACGTGATGAACCTTCTGAGTGATCCCGACGCGGACGGATTCGATGCCGTGCGGATGGAGCGGGACATTCTCGAAGTCATCGCAAAGGCCACGGGAGACGCAACATGAGAGCACCCCAAACCCCGCGCGAGGCACTCACCCTCGCGCTCTTTCTTGCGATCACCGCACCGACTGAAGAGCAGTCCGAACGCGCGATAAATCTCGCGATGGAACTCGCGGAGGGCATGCATGCGGATGACATTCGGGCAGCGAAAAACAACGCGCGCAAGCGCGCAGCGAGGGTACTGCAATGAACGAGAAACTCTACACCTTCACCGTCCCGGTCGTGATCTACGCGACGAAGCGCGTGGATATCGTGGCGGAATCCGAAGACGAGGCGCGCGAGATGTTGCTGGGAACCGATTGGTACGACTCGCAGGACGATCACTACGACGAGGAGTGCGACTGGGATGCAGCCACCCTCGATGAGGTGCAGGAGATGGACGATGAATGAGCAACTCTATTTTCTGATTTACGAAGATGCGATCACGATGATGGATCGCAGCCCCGATCTGGAGCCGACCTCCGCATTCAAACAGGCCGCGAGTATGCACGGCATGGAATACGGGGAATCGATGGGGCGATTCGTAAGCTGGGCAACGCACAACCTCACAGAGGAGAGCCAATATGCGTGATCTGACGTACGACTATCGATGCAAATCCTGCGCGCACGAGTTCGATGAACCAGAGCGAATTGTCGAGCGCGAGATGATCGATTACGGAATTGGGAGGCGATGGGTCACCCTGTTCGAGGACGATATCTGTCCAGCATGCGGAAGCATGCACATTGAGAAGACCGAAGAAACCGAAGACGAGGAGCAAGACACATGAAGATTGAATTGAAGAACATCAAGCATGCTGCATTCGCGAGTCAAGAGACGCAATGTTTCGAGGCTTCGCTCTACATCAACGGCAAGCCGCGCGGGACGGTGAGCAACGAGGGCTACGGTGGTGCGGATCGATTCTCCGATCACTCAGCAGAGGATGAACTCAATGCCTACGCGAAGACCCTGCCGCCTAGCACTTACGAGTGGGACGGCAAGACGCACGAGTTCGCGCAGAGCGCAGAGTCGCTGGTGCAGGAGATTCTGAGCGAGCATCTCTCGCGCAAGCAATTGCAGCGGATCATGCGTAACAAGGTGGTGTACTTGAAGGACGGCAAACTCTGGCAGACGACCGCGATCAAGAGCGCGGACACGCGAGCGGACTACATCGCTCACAGGCTGCGCGAGGGACGGACGGTGCTCAATGCGCTGCCGATTGACGAGGCCGTGCGAATCTTTCGGGAGGTCGCATGAAAACTCAACACACACAAGGCCCATGGATTATTACTAACGGTCGCTGCATCTATGGCAACGGTGATTTCATAAAGCCTTTCGTTGCCTCCGTTGAAGACGATCACAATGACGCAGAGACGGTAGCAAATGCCCGTCTAATTAGTTCCGCACCCGACTTGCTGAATGCGTGTCTGTGCGCGCTGGCTGACCTTGAAGGATTGTTGGAAACCGACTGCTTTTCGACCGACGACCCTGCATACCTTACGATTCAAGAATTACGCGCCGCTATCACCAAAGCCACAGGAGACGCGACATGAAAAATTTTGCCGTAACTTTTGATCTTTCCATCGAAGCCATCAGCGAGGAGGACGCATACGAAGAACTGTTGGTCTATCTCGCGGATTGTGTTCGAAACGCCGATGTAACTGGGTTCGATTTTAAAGAGCAGGAGGCAGCATGAACGACATGATCGTGATAAAGCGAGGATATGTATTGGAGTTGCAGGTTTGCATCTGTAAGTTGGAGGAATCCTTGTGGGAAGCCGCCGAAATCCTTGAAGGCGCAGGACTCGATGCAAGCAACCAACGTGCAGCTCTAGCCAAAGCCAAGGAAGTGGAGGTCGCAATCGCATGAAAACTTACGTCATCTATGCATCGTACTGCACCAATGCTGGAAACTTTGCATCCGTTCGTCGAGTTGTAACGTCAGAGAACCATGACGAAGCATTAGCGCATGTGGCAGCGAGGATTAAAAGATTCAAAAGGTACTTTGGCAAACTCAATATGTATTGCGTGGAGGTCGCATGAAAGCGTTCGAAATCTACTGGTACGGTCGCGGTTATTACGACGGCAGACGTTACGGTTACGAAGCCTCAATGGAGTCTGTCGAGACTTGGGAGCAAGAGATTATCGAGGCTTATAAGAGGGGCTACGACTGTGGTGTAACGGACCATTGTTTAGTAGACATGGAGGAGGTCGCATGAACCCGCTTAAGATTAACCGGATGGTGTTCTCGCGCGCGGTGTGGGAGGCGATTGCTCCGAACGGACTGCGCGAACATTACAACGTGATGGATGAGGGTCCGCTCATCAAGCAAGCCGACTACCAGACCGGATCGATCAGCCCGCAGGATGCTGCGGAATTGCGAACGATTGCGGAGTACTTTGCACCCTCTGTCATCGCGGAGGTGGGGACGTATATCGGACGCTCTACCAGAGCATTAGCGACGGGCATGCGGAAGGGGAAGATATACACCTGCGATGCATCGAACGACATCGACATTGGGAATACATACGGGGTTGAGATCAAGCAATTCCCGAAGACCACCTCGACTGCGATGTTTCAAGAGCTGGCGAATCAAAAGGTCAAGGTTGATCTGTTCTACATCGACGGGCGGATTACGCAGCCCGACATCGAGTTAATGATGCGCTTGAGCACCGCTCCGCTGATCGTCCTGGATGACTTCGAGGGCGTTGAGAAGGGGGTCGCGAACGCATCTCTATTGATGGCTGCGATGGGGAACACGCACTTCCTGGTTTACCCAAGACCGAATGGAAAGACCGCGCTCATGGTTCCGCAGTCGATACTGATGCTGACGGCGCAGTAACGCGCTGACCGCAGGGTGGACAACCAAGGCAGCGCAACAAAATTGTGTTGAGTGTACAAGCCGATTGAGTATGATGAATGGGTCTGCTCACTTACATAGGAGAGAGCACATGTATCAAGTGATGGATAACTTTCGCGTAGCGAATGGGACATGTTTCGTTGGGGTGCTGAAGGCATCGTATGACGAGCTGCGACAGGCGTTTGGCAAGCCGCTCACGCAGCATGCGGACGAGAAGTCTCGTGCGGAGTGGGTGATTTTGTTTGATGGACCGGAGCGTGATGTCGTGGCAACGGTATATGACTGGAGTTGCGGATACATTCCGCTCGAACAAGTTCAGTACTGGAACGTGGGTGGCAAGTCGATTGATGCGCTGATTCACGTTGAAGATGCCATTCAGTATGTGCGTGACATGAACGCGCACGAGGACGAACTCGCGCGTCAATGGGAGTTGTCTTACGAATGACGCATGATTTTCGGGAGCGATGGGGACTATCAAGGAAGAAAGTCTCCATCTGTCCGACCTGTCATACGGAGCACAAGGGCAAGTGCAACTTTATGAAGATGCGTACCCACAGGAAGGCGCATCCTGATGAAATCATAAAGTGGATGGAGCGCAAGCGCGAACGAATGCGCCTCTTGCATGCGCGACGATTGATTGAGGAATTAAAAGATGCAGTCGAAGAAGGCAGACGTACCGGACGATGGACGGTTGGGAGGTGGCGATCGCCCCCTCAAGAAAGTCGAACTTATATGGCAGCGAATCTGCGAAAAGCAGAGAGAGATACGCTTACTCGAAATAGAACTCGCGAGGACTGACCCCGATGAACTGGTTAAAAAGATTGATCAAACTGTGGAAGTACAACGCTCACCTTGATTGGGCGCGGGTTCCGCCGCCCAATTACCGATGCTCGCGTGGCAAGCAGACGAACGCTAAATACGGAGACTACTGGTGAAAAAGATCATCGCAATACTGGCTCTTCTGGCATCGGGTAGTGTGCTTGCACAACAACTCCCGACGATCATTGGTCACATCAACAATCGAGACAACGGGCAGATCGTATTCACGACCGATCAAGGTCAATGCAATGACGGTACGCGGCTAGCGTACATCGAGGACGATGGCGGAAAGATTTACACGGTGGGTTGTTGGCGTAAGACCGATAACAAAATTTTTGTGGTGTGGTCCAGCGGGGAAATCTTTTCGTACAACATTGAGAAGATGAACTTCACCCGTGAGTGGATGGATTACAGCAACCGCTGAGACTCGTTGAGTAAAGCAGATGGAATATTCTCAAGACCGATTGCGCGCAGAGATCAGACAACTGCGTGACCAGATCGAAGACCTCGATCAAGAGTACAACAGGCAGCGATCCGCCACGATGATTGCGGAGATTCTGCTTTGCATCGTTGCGTTTGTGACGGGCGTTTTCGTGGGCGCGTATATCTGATGCGGTATCTCTCCGTTTGCTCTGGCATCGAAGCGGCAACGGTGGCGTGGCATCCGCTTGGGTGGGAGCCTGTCGCATTCAGCGACATCGATCCTTTCTCATCAGCGGTGCTCGACCATCACTATCCTCATGTCACCAACCTTGGAGACATGACTCAATTTGAGGAGTGGAATCTTGAACCAATCGACCTTCTCGTGGGAGGAACCCCTTGCCAATCCTTCTCCGTCGCGGGCCTCCAGAAAGGACTCGCTGACCCAAGAGGAAGCCTCATGCTTACCTATCTTGCGATCGCTCAGCGTTACCGGCCTCGATGGCTTGTGTGGGAAAACGTCCCCGGCGTTTTGTCGAGCAGCGGAGGACGGGATTTTGGAACCTTCCTCTGGGCGTTGGGGAAGCTGGGGTATGGGTTCGCATACAGAGTGCTGGACGCACAATGGTTCGGAGTGGCCCAGCGACGCCGTCGTGTGTTCGTTGTCGCACATCTTGGAGACTGGCGACCTGCCGCAGCGGTTCTTTTTGAGCGAGAGAGCGTGTGCCGGGATACTCCGCCGAGCAGAGAGACGGGGAAAGAAACTACCGGAGACGCTGAAGAGGGCGTTGGAATCAGTCAGCCGTATGCAATCGCCAATTGTTTAACGCGACGAATGTACAAAGGAATTAATACGACTCTAGACGAAGGGCAAACCCCTGTATTGGTGCGTCAAGTGCATTACCGCAAGAGCCGACGCGCGCAGTCAACGGAAGACCACGAGACATGGGTCGAGGATGAGGTAACGAATACGCTCAACACGTTTGATGTGGGTGATGTGCGCGCAACGGATGTGGTGGCAACGACTCGAGTGAGGAGGCTAACGCCCGTAGAGTGCGAGCGATTGCAGGGATTTCCAGACGGGTACACCAATATCCCATGGCGCAAGAAGCCAGAGTCACCAGACGGGCTGCGCTACAAGGCACTTGGAAATAGCATGGCTGTTCCGGTGATGCGCTGGATCGGAGAAAGGATCGAGAGAAACGCCAAATGAAAATTGAAATTAGTTCTGACCTTATGGAAGAGATTGCTGCTGAGGAATTGAAGCGCACGTTGGAACTCTTGGAGGCGGACTACAAAGCGCGAAAGGCTGGCAAAGGCATCGCCATTTTCAGTCTCAAGAAAGACGAGGACTTGGCTGAACTCAAGAAGCATATCGAGGCATTCAAATTAGTAGGTCGGTATTACGGGGTTAAAGCATGAACCACGAACAAATCGTGCGCATCGCCAGAGAAAACGGCATCGACTGGTTCCGCATTCCGGGCGTGGATCAAGTGTTGATTGAGAAGTTTGCCGATCTCATTGCTAAGAATGAGCGGGAAAAAGTTGAAGCTGAATGGAGATATTTAATGGTGGACGTACGTAAAGTATCCGAGCAAGTGCTGGAAGCGTTGGAGAATGTAAAGAAGTACGACATTGAGGATCTGTACGGGCTAGGTAAACTCACCACCGACTTCCGCGCAACATTGAACAGGGGGCCGTTCGCCCGAGGTGACTGGTGACCCGCGACGACATCATCCAACTTGCCAACCAATCCGGTTTGATTGCTAAGCCTTGCGCCAGTGAGGAATACATTGCAATCAGAGCGGGCGAAGCCGAAGACACCAACGAACGTATGCGACTGACCGCAGATGGTCAGTTGCTTATCGTGGATGAAGGTTATTTCTGGCAGGTCGGTACGGTTCAAGATGTGGCGAATGCCATCCGTGCGAGGGGAGAGACATGATTTGGATTGGCTACCGCGATTACGACAGCGCAAACGAGATGCTGCAACAAGCCGGTGAAGACTACGCCATCGTCAAGATCACAACGGATTCATTTGACGGCGAAGTATTGGGCTATGTCGTAATGCGAAAGGATGTTGATCCTGTTGGAGGTGCCAGTATGAATAACTATGATGTGATTCGAATGGCAGCAGAGGTGATGCCAGAAAAGGTAATGCCCGCTACACCCGAAGAGCTAGCAGAGTTTGCTCGTATCGTTGCCGCAGCCGAACGCGAGGCATGCGCTAAGTTATGTGAGGGAATGGCGCGAGATTCATTTGATATTCGAGGAGCAGCATTAGAAGTTGCCGCTGAGCGAATCCGTGCGAGGGGAAATGAATAGCGACCACGTTGCTCCGGTCTTTATGTTTGCGAACAAAGACTACGCGCAAATGTTCCAGACCGAAAGCGATCAATCTGAATTCATCGCTGCCATCTCGAAGATGGCGGAGCTTATGCACAAGGGCAACATTCCGTTCACGATTCACGATGACATCTTCATCTGGTTCCGCAGCCTATTCTGGATGCGCGATCCAAAGTTCGTCGAAGCGATGCGTGAGTTCGAGGATGACGTTCTACTGCGCGCTCGATCCTGGCGCATACATAACTTGTGCTGGGCACTCTCACAGGCAGCGCACATCGATGGCGACATCGTTGATATTGGATGTTACGAAGCGAAGAGCACAGCGATTTTTTGTACATACAATAATGATTTGATTCTGGGAAAGAACCTGTACCTGTTTGACTACTTCGATGCACCGGATGGTGATCACAAGAAGAGTCTGCACGGACCCGACCTTGCGAAAAAGGTCGAACGACGCATGCGTAAGTACTGCCCCGTGATCTGCGAGGGCAGCGTGTTTGAAACCATTCCGCACAAGTTACCCGATGAAATTTGTTTCGTGCACTTAGACTTGAACGGACACGAAGCCGAAGCGCATGTCATGCCAGAGGTGTACGAGCGCATGTCGAAGGGTGCGATCATGGTGTTCGATGACTATGGGTTTGCTCGATATCAAGAGTCTGGGCTTTCGCACCAGAAGTTTTTGCAAGATAAGCCAGAGAAGATTTTAGAGTTACCAACCGGACAAGGAGTGATGGTGAAGTTATGAGCGACACGAATGAGGAATCAAAGCAGGAAAAAGAGTTTGATTACCTTGAGAATCCGACTACGACCAAGACAGGTGAAGAAACGTGGTGCAAGATCGGTCCAGAGGGAAAGCTGGACTACTTTGATTGGGCGTTTGTAGAAAAGACGGCGCGTGAGTTTGATGCCGCCGGACCGATCGCACAAAAGAACAACGCGCAGATCATTTGCAAACTGGCGGTGCTGATCCGCGAACAGACGATTAACAGATGCGTCGATGTGCTTAACAAATATTCCGTCGCACCTGCAACGGCAACGACGGTCATGCTTAAAGATCCTCTGGAGGAATGATGGCTAAGAGAGAAGAAGACAGGGCAGCATACGGCATGGAGTTGCGTGATTACTTCGCAACCGCAGCCATGCAGGGCATGCTTTCCGGCAGCGTAGAGGGATCGCACCCGAACGTCTGGCAACTTGCACGCGATGCGTACAAGGTTGCCGACGCCATGATTCAAGTGAGGACGGAAGAGTGAGTCGATTTGTATTCTTTCACGTTGGGGCTGACGTATCGTTCCCGACGAAGATGGTGGCATCGCTCAAAGCGGTGATGCCCGACGCACATGTCACCATGTGCACGGACGATGCGACACCCGAAATACCTGGCGTGGATCAGTACAAGTACTCGCAGGGTAACTACGAAGAGTTGATGTACTGGCGGACGAAAGCATTCGCGCAAGCGCGGATCACGCAGCCCTCTGCATACATTGACACGGACATGCTGTTTGTTTTACCCGTAGATCCGGCTGCGATTTTGGGAGAGCGAGAGGTCGTGTTCTGCCGTCGATCGTTCGATCGCGACGCTGGATTCAACGGACTGCAACGGGACGGGATCTTCAAGAAGTACCACGGCATTCCGTTGGGTACGTTGTACCCGTACCTTGGGTGCATGACGATTACGAAGAACTACCATGCGTGGAAGGGGATGGCGATTCTAATGGGGTTCATGGAAGAGCCGCTTCGCAAATGGTACGGCGATCAAGAAGCCCTCAAGGTGTACTCGCACATGCTGTATCCAGAGCTGGTGGGCGAGATGGAGGAGAAAGAATATGCCTGTCTCCCAGACCGTGTTGTTGACGGAGATGTTCCCCGAATACTCCACTACAAGGGTCCAGCCCGCAAAGAGGCTTTCCTCAATGCTTAAAGTATTTATTGGCTACGACAGTCGCGAAGATGTGGCGTACCAGGTATGCAAGCGATCGCTCGAATTGACGAGTTCAATCCCGCTCGACATCGTTCCGATAAAGCAAAGCGATCTGCGCGAGCAGGGTATTTATTGGCGTGGCATCGACCCGCTCTCGTCTACGGAGTTCAGCTTCACGCGGTTTCTGACTCCATACCTCGCGGGGTATACCGGCTGGGCCGTGTTTTGCGACTGCGATTTTCTTTTCCGGCGGGACATCGCGGGACTGCTTGGCTACGCCGACCGGGCAAAGGCGTGCATGCTTGTAAAGCACGACTACCGGCCTACCGAAACGACTAAAATGGATCATCGCGCGCAGCATCAGTATCCCCGTAAGAACTGGTCGAGTTTCATGTTCATCAACTGTGAGCATGAACAAGTTAAGAAACTTACGCCAGAGGTGGTCAACGTCGCGACGGGGATGTATCTTCATAGGTTTGAGTGGTTAACGGACGATGTGATCGGTGAGCTTCCGATCGCATACAACTATCTGGAAGGGTGGTACACCCGCAAGGACGAGCCAGATCCCATCGCAGTGCATTTCACACGCGGAGGTCCGTGGTTTAAGGACTGGTGCGATGTGGACTACGGTCGTGAATGGATGGCGGTGGCATCAACAATATGATTACCAAACATCAACGTGCGATTCAGCAGATCGAAGCCAAGTTTCAAGCGGGTAAGTACGCTGAAGCCATGGACCTTTGCAACTATGCGATCTCGCTTAACCCAAAAGACATTGTTGCGTATCGTGCCAAGGCGCGGTTACTTCAGATCGAGCGAAAATTTGCAGAGGCGGAGCAGTATTATGATGCCGCTGAACGGCGTGGCGCGCTGACGTTTGAAGACATCGTCAATCGTGGTGTTGTCAAATCAGAGCAGCAAAAGTACGACGAGGCCATCGAAGACTTTACTAAAGTCACGCAGATGAAGCCCGACTACACGCTGGCTTATGTGCAGCGAGGGGCTGCGAATTGGGAGATGCGACGGTGGGATCTGGCGAAGCAAGACTTCTTGAAGGCCAACGAACTTTCACCAGACGATGCCAATTCAAATTGGATTTTGGGATTGCTTGCTCTGCAATTAAACGACTTCGAGACGGGCTGGCCTTTGTATGAAAAGCGATGGAGCAGCAATCGATTCAAGAGCCGTCGCCTTGTAACGCAGAAGCCGCAATGGTCGCTCGATAGCGAGCACAAGTCCGTGCTTGTGTGGGGCGAGCAGGGCATCGGTGACATGATCATTTACGGATCGTTGATCCCGTCGATTCGCAAGCGAGCAGATTATGTGACGGCGATGGTTGACCCGAGACTGATCTCGCTATTCAGTCGCTCGATGCCGGATGTGAACTTCATGTCGAGCATTGATCAAGTTAAATCTGATTTGCACACCTCGCAGATTCCGTTTGCAAGTATTGGCAGGTCGTTTATCAAGAGCCTGGATGACATTGAGTATTACGCTGCCCGTAAGTATCTGAAGGCTGACCCGGAGCTGGTAGAGAAGTACCGCAAGGAACTTGACCTTGATCCGAACAAACTGACGGTAGGTCTGTCGTGGGTTAGTGCAGCCCCGAAGATCGGGCCGCATAAGAGTATTGATCTTGAGCGGTTGTTATCTGTCATGCAGTTAGATGTGAATCTAATCAACCTGCAATACGGCAGCGACAAGAAGGCAGTTGATTATTTTAATCAGAAGAATGGAGTAAACATCCAGACCTCTTCGGTAAATCTAAGTAATGACTTTGAAGGCTTGGCTGCGCTTTGCAAATTGTGTGATGTGATCGTAGCCATTAGTAGTTCGACGGTGCACCTAGCAGGTGCGTTAGGTGTTCCGGTGTTGTTGATGGATGCAAACAAGCTTTGGTACTGGGGCAACGTAAGGGGCGATCGTAGTGCCTGGTACCCGAGCGTAAGGATTTTTCCAAGGAAAAACATGATCGCTCCGTGGGATAGCGTGGTTGAAAAGGTCACGCAAGAAGTGGGAGTAATGATCAATGATCGACAATCAAAGCCCTCCGGGGGCGTGGAAGAATGAGATGAAGGCTGCGCCGTGGGGTTACGGTCAGTCGCAGGACAAGAAGGTTCAGTTTGCTCTGGCTGAAGTCCGTTCGCATGGGATGTGGAACGAGGCTGCGGTACTTGAGCAAGAGATTGTTACTTTGAAAGCTGAGTTGGAGTCACTTAGAAATGGAAGGGGATAATGATGCCGTTAGAAAGTACCTCGCTGCTATCGGAAGCAGAGGTGGAAGCGCTGCTACAGGGGATAAGAAACGACGACCTAAGGCGCACTACCAACGCATGGCCAAACTCAGCCATGTTCGACGAAAGCGAAAAAAGAAGGAAGCCGCAGATGGATCCAGTAAACCCAAGCCACTACAAGAAGGGTGACATCGAATGCATCGATGCCATCCGCTCGATGCTGACCGAAGATGAGTGGCGTGGATTTCTAAAGGGTACGTCAGTGGCGTACCTCTGGCGGCTTGGGCACAAGGATGCCGTGGAACAGGATGCTAGAAAGACCCTGTGGTATGTCTCTTGGCTTGCAAAGCAAGACCCAAGGGGATAACCTCTGGCCTGTGCTATCTCGTTTTTCTCCTGTTAGGACTTGCCCCGGCCTTGCGCCGGGGCTTTTTTATCTGACCCTTGCGCGGTAGACGCGACGGTCGCGACCGATAGATCCTTTCACTATCTCTTCCATGAGATCACCGGACTCGACAAGGGTCTGCAAGATTTCGTTACGATCGCGAGCCTTCATACCCTGGCAGACCTTTGCGATCTGAGTGGTGCTCATGCCTTCATCGCCAGACTTGCGGATGATGTTGAGAATCTTCTTGTGCGAAGCTTCGATCTCGTTCTCTGCAATCTCCTTGACGATGAGGTCAGAGGTGTAGTTGAACGACCAGCGAGCGAGATCATTTGCCATCTTGAAGATTTCAAACGTCAAGATGGGAGCGACGGGATCGCGAGCGATGGCTTCGATCATGGCGATCTTGACGGTGATTTCGGTGAAGCGAACCCAGAGTGCGTCATCATTGCGCGCTTGGTTTAACTGCCACTCGCGTACCTTGCTGTACTCCGCGAAGGCTGAGTCTTCCCACTCCACGATGATGGGCACGACCGCTGCATTCGGAATCGATTGCACGTTCGTCATGTTACCGACACCGGAGGGGATGATCTGCGCGGAGTTTTGGATATCTTCCACGATGTCATCGGGCGCGCTCAGTTGTTCTGGTATCTGAGGAACAGGGTAATCATCGAACGGAGGGACAAGCAGGATACGGCTCATGGTTCCGTTATCCACCATGTCGTGATTGAGCGCGGGGATCAGAGTGCGTGGAGTCGTGGTTCCGAAGAAGTTGAAGTTGGGTTGGTTGATATCGAGACGCTGACGATCGCGCGAGTCCGCATACTCTTGACCGTGATACACGCCGCTGCTGGAAGAGTACACCTCTAGAAGGGTCTTGATGATGTCGCGCTGATGAGAGGCTGCGTTACGTGCGGTCAAGCTCTGCAAGTACAGACCCATCTCATCGAGATGCGAGATGCGTGACGGGTAGTCGTGAAGGGTGCGAAGGATTGCAACACCGGAACTAAAGCGATCGCCACAGATAAGTTGCGACAAACCGGATGCGGTCATCAGTTCCTTGATGCGCTGCCGACTGTGATCCTTACCCGCGCCAGGCTTTGCGACTGCGATCGCGAACAGGTTGCACCGGGTGTTGAGGTGAGCCATCGCATACCGCCGCCCGAAGATTGCACCGAACATGCAGAGCGTGTTCATTAGTGCGAAGGTGGGCTGCGGTTGTTGTGCGGTAGCGTTGATCCAACGGGTAACGCGACCGACAAGAGATGGACTGTCGAACCATTCGCTTGGGAAGTTCTCGCGCGTACTGCGCACGGTCTTCTTCACCATCTTGTCGAGTCCGGTCAGATCAATCTTCACGGGCTTGATGGGGTTGAGATCGATGTGCGGAGGCGGAACCCAACCGTTCTGCTGCGCAAGAAAGTAGAGCGTTCCCGCGCCGATCTTGGTGGGTGGCGACTTGCTATAGTGATCCCAACGCTGCCGCGTCTCGAGTTGATTGTACTTGCCGGAAGCTTGCGACCATTGATCGAAGACTGTGTAACCCTTTGCTTCGGTCGCGCAGTAGATCGCCATACCGATACGGTTCCAGTCATCCCATGTGAGGTCTGGATTCGGCACATAGCGCAGGGCATCTTCAACGGCAGCGAGCGTACCTACGAGGCCGTCGTTTGAAACCTTTGCTTCTTTATCTGGGACCGTCGTGCGCAGTACCTTCTTACGAAGGTTGGGCGGCAGTATCTGGTACGCAGCCTCACACGCGCGCAGCACTTGCTCTTTGGTTACGAGCGGTAACGCGCTGACAGGGACCTCGTGCGGTGCACCGAAAGGCCAGCGATACGGTTCGCAGGTTTCTGGGTGTATCGCATAGGATACGAACTGCTGACCAAGACCGAGCACTTCGATCGGGTGCATCGAGATCTTGTTGAACGGCTCGTTCGTTCTGTAAAGGTAGAGCGCCTTCGGTGCTTTACCGATTCGAACAAGATCCGCTTCACCAAGGTGCGCTTTGAAAACGCTACCAATCTCGACGGCAATCTCTGGCTCAAGGATATCGATGTCGATCGCAACGACTTCTCCGGTAAGAATGCCGATGCCGCATCGGGGCCAGCCGGACCAGATGTCGATATGGGTTTGCTGCGCGTCGATTTCGTTCCATCGCGCGAGTTCACCCCATTGTTTACCATCCCATCTACCCGGACGCTTGGTACCCGGCATGATGGGGATGACGCGATAGCCACCGTCTTTGAGCTTCGCGCCAAACTGCTGCATGAAGTTGTCAGACATTTTCGATCTGAACCTCTACTCGTTCTTCTCCGTACTTCTTTGACGCGACGATTTCAGCAACGGCTGCATCGTCCGCAAAGATGACTCCGTTCAATCCGTCAAGGATTGCCTTGATGACGTTGTCTAGATCGGGTCGTGATGTGTGGTATCCGGTCTTCGTTTTGTGATTAAAGAATGCCGTGATCGTGACCCGTACTGGACCTTCTAACATTTCCTTCCCGAACATCGCAACTTGAGCAAGGGTCTTGACTTCTTGCTCGTACTTGCGTGTCTCAGAAGATGTATACGTCACGGGCTTACCCGACTTGCTCCGTCCGAAGCGCGGTCGCGCTTTCGCGACAGGCTTGCCATAGATCACCATGTCAATCATTGGACCCCCAATAATTTGTAAAGACGAGCGCGAGCCTTCTCGCTGGGTACGGTTTCACCCTTTACGTAGCGAGAGATTGCATTGCGACTCATGCGCAGTTTCTTGGATGATTCGAGCACCGTCAGCCCATTCCTATACAGTGCGAGTTCAAGCCTCTTGCTGTACGGAAGGGACGGGTCATCTTCCTTGACGGCAACGGAACCACGGGTCTTGCGACCGATGATCTTCATTGCTTTCGGGGAGGGGTTCCTGGTGCCCTTGATCCACTTGGTAACGGTGGACCGTTCGACCCCGCACATAGCAGCGAACTCTTGATGAGTCAAGCGATTGTCTTTTAAAAATGCCAGAAGCCGGTTCATTCAGCGTCTCCGTATACCGGGAATAGTGACATCATGCCACCCCTTGCATTCCGTCACAAGGGGGTATAGGATTCATTTCGTCGGCATTTACGACAAACCAAGGAACCTAGAAATGAGAACCGAAACTGAAATCGCAGATGACCTGTTCGCAGCCAAGTTAGAAGAGAAGAGGGCTACCGATAAGCGCGTAGCACTCGAAGAAGAATTGATTAGTCTGCTTGGCTCCAAAGAAGAAGGCGCAGAGACGCATCATGTCGGCGTGTACAAGATCACGATCACCGGCAAGCTCAATCGCAAGATCGACTGGGATGTCTTTGATGCAAAGGTTGCATCGAAGATCCCGGAGACTTTGCACCCTGTGAAGGTGAAGCGAGAGCTTGACGACACCGGAGTCAAGTACCTCGCTAACAACGAGCCGCAGTTCTACAAACTGCTATCGGCTGCGCTCACCGTCAAGCCAGCAAAAACCTCAGTCACTATCGTTCAAGGAGTTTAACGAAATGGCTATATCACTTAGCAGTTTAAAAAAGACCGGCACCGCCCGACCGCCGCGCATCGTGTTGTACGGTGTGCACGGAATCGGTAAGAGCACGTTCGCATCGCAGGCTCCGAAGCCGGTGTTCATCCAGACCGAAGAGGGTTTGGATGCCATCAACGTCGATGCCTTCCCGCGATGTCAGAAGTTTGAAGACATCATGGATTGCATCGGTTCATTGGCAAGCGAGGAGCACGACTTCGGAACCGTGGTAGTCGATAGCGCGGACTGGGCGGAGCAACTCGTGCACAAGAAAGTCGCGAGCGATAACAACGTCGCGACGATCGATGCCATCGGGTACGGTCGTGGTTACAAAGCCGCAGCCGATTACTGGCGGCAGATCCTGGACGCGCTCGATTACTTGCGTAACGAGCGTGGCATGCAGGTAATCATGCTTGCTCACTCACAGGTCAAGCGATTCGATGATCCGCTCGCTGACCCATACGATCGCTATCAACTTGATCTGCACCACGGCAGCGCGAGTTTGATTGCGGAGTGGTGCGACATTCTGATGTTCGCGAACCAGCAATACTCGACGGTAAAGAGTGACGTTGGATTCAACCAGAAGATCACTCGTGCGGTGGGCAGCGGTAACCGTGTGCTCTACACACAAGAGCGTCCGGGCTGGCAGGCGAAGTCTCGCTGGGCGTTACCCGATACTCTGCCGCTTGACTACAACAAATTTGCGGATGCGCTTGGCACCGCTATGAACAATGTAACTGGAGGTTAATTCACATGGCAAAAATCAATTTCAACATCGCAGAGGCAGGCGATCTTGGTTCTGGCCCGCGCGAGATTCTTCCTGTCGGTGACTACACGATGCAGATCGTGAAGTCCGAACTTCGCGACACAAAGGCGGGCGAC